AAAGCCAGGGGTTTTCGGCCATCGTCATAAGCTTTTTGAAAGACCACACCGAAAAGGGAATGTAATGGCAAAAACGAAAATATCAGAGTTCACTCAAGACCCAAACAACGCCAATGGTTTTAATGCGATCATGCTAGGTTTTTTGCTCAATCATGCTAATGGCGGTAGGGGTAAAACGCGGATGGTCTTGAAAAATATTTACAAACAATCAATGACGACTTGTAAACGGACAGGCAAAAGCGAAGGCAACAAAATGAGTAGATGCTTTAGATCTGGATTAACCCGTAAACAATTAACTTTTTGCAGCGAATACCTTAAAGACTTTAATGCGTCGCAGGCCTATATCCGTGCGGGGTACACGACAAATGTACATGCGGCAACTGCATCTGCATCCCGATTGTTGCGGCACCCTAGTGTGGTTGCTTATTTGGATAAGTACACCTCAGGACACTCGGATCACATCAGCCGAGTTGAGTACAAAACAAAGCTGCTCCAGAAAGGGGCTAAAGTCTATTTTTTCCTTGACGAGAATAGTAGGGCTGTCAAAATTGGGTATGCTTATACTCCTCTAGAACGCTTAAGGCATTGCCAAACAGGTAATGCCAATCTATTGATAGTGCTTGCGTTGATCGATGGCGGACGCAAGAGAGAGCAAGAAATTCACAAGGATTTGGACGCCTATCGAATTCGTGGAGAGTGGTTTCAAGATAACAAAATTGTCAGGGATTATATAGCAAAAGTTGTCTTTCAGCAAAAATCCGTAGATGCATCAAAGCCCAATCCTTTGGCAGAGGGGCAGCTTAGTATTCTTTAGTCGTGGGGTAAACTAATTATGTAGAGAGTTCAAACGCCGTGGCTCGCCATCCGGAGACAAACCTTACCGACAAACAGCAGCGTTTTTGCCAAGAGTATCTGAAAGATTTCAATGCAACTGCTGCTTATCAACGATCAGGCTATGCCAGCACTGGGGAGTCGGCGCGTAGAGCCGGTACACGGCTGTTGACTAATGTCCACATCCAAGCCTATCTTTCCTCCCTTAGATCGTCTACATCAGAACGCGCCCAAGTCACGCTAGAACGCACCCTTGAAGAAATATCGCGGGTGGCATTTGCCAACATCACACAGGTGATGAGCTTTGATTCAGTCAGTGTCACTTTAGAATCCTCCGAATCACTGCCTGACTCAATCACCGCCGCGATTGAGTCAGTAACTTTCACCGAGACTGAATCAGAACACACCACCAACAGACGCCATGCGGTGAAAATGCACAACAAGATGGCGGCCCTTGGATTTTTGGCTGATTACTTTGGCATACGCGACGACTTCAACAAGGCCAGAGCTACCCTTAAGCGGTATGGGCTGGCTCTGATTGAAGACTTGGGTAGTGACCATGGGTGGAGGTTAGAGAAGTATGATCCCTCTGGTTCAGACACCGCCGCTTAAGACGATCGCCTTCCCTGGGCTATCCTCTAACCCTCGCACCCTCCCACCCACGGGCAACACACTCTCTGAATTGCTGCCACACTTCACTTCAAAAGAGCGGCAGTTCTTTGAGCGATCGCGCTTCAAAGCCCTCTACGGTGGCCGTGCTGCCCGCAAGTCGCACACCTTCGCTGAGTTAATGCTAGCCCGCATGGTGCTAGACCCAGCACTGCAATGCGTGGTGATTCGGCGCTACCGAGCATCGCTTACCTACTCAGCCAAACTGCTGCTAGAGAACAAGGTGCGCGATCTGGGTTGGGAAGGCCTGTTTGAGATTCAAGGCAACACCATTCGCCGCCGAGGTGGTACTGGTTTTATCGCCTTTACCGGCATGCAAGACCATAACGCTACCTCGATTAAGTCCTATGAGAATTTCGGCATTGCCTGGGGTGAAGAAGCGACCGAAATCGACCAATACTCCCTAGATCTACTGGTGCCGACGCTGCGGGCTCCTGGTAGTGAGCTGTGGTTCTCGTGGAACCCTGACCAGCCGACCGACCCAGTTGACGCAATGTTCAGGGTTCACCCGCCCCAGAATGCGATCATTCAACAAGTCAGCTTTAGAGATAACGCCTTCCTCAGCGATGAGTCACGACAGGATGAGCAAGACGCCCTGGCCCGGGATCCTGAGAAACATTCGTGGATCTGGCTGGGTAACTACAACGTTGCCAGCAACCAAATCATCTTTGCGGGCCGCTGGCGTGTTGGTGAGGTGGATACCACAGATTGGGATGGGCCATACTTCGGCGCTGACTTTGGCTTTGTCGTTGACCCTACAGCGGTTGCTAGGCAATGGCGGCTAGGCGATCAAATCTACATCGAGGCTGAGTCCTACCGCTACGGATTGCAAATCGATCGCATCGCTGGGGCCTGGATTGAAGACATTCCAGGGGTTGAACGCCATGTGGTGAGGGCTGACAGTGCCGAGCAAAAGACCATTGACTACATCCAGCGCCACGGCATTCCCCGGATTGTGCCAGCGATTAAAGGCCCCGGCAGCGTCGAAACAGGGGTGAAATGGCTGAAATCTCACACCCTGATCGTTCACCCTGACTGCCTCAGCTTTCAGGAGGAATTGAAGCGCTATCGCCTCAAAACCAACAAGGCGGGCGACGTACTTGACGAAATCGTAGACAAAGATAATCATCTTATCGATCAATGCATTGAGCATGGTCAACTCGTTGCGACGGAGCGCGGAGATCGGCCTATCCAGAACGTAAAAGCGGGGGATAAGGTGTGGACGCGAAAGGGGCTCCGCACTGTGCTCAATGCCGTTATGACCAGCCCTAGCAGAGACATACTGGAGCTAACCACATCCAGCGGCAAAACCCTTAGGGGCACTGCAAATCACCTTGTATTTGTTAGCGGGAAAGGCTTCATTAGACTGGATGAATTGCGTTATAATGATGAGGTGTTGTCGATAGGTTCTGTCCCATGCCTGAGCGAGAGTCTGTTGAATACGGCGGCGTCATGTGGCATCGATACCCAGGATCAACACACTCGTCAGACCGCAAATATTTTAAGCGAACTCCCCCGTGCGGTAGGCCTGTTTGGCTTCATCGGCAAGTATGGATTGACCACAATGGGGCAATTCCCGACGGGTACGAAGTTCACCACAAAGACGAAAACCCAGCTAACAATTACATCTCTAATCTTGAATGCCTTGATCCTGCTAGTCACAAGGCTAAGCACCCGGCTTGGGGCGGCAGGGCGGAGGACTTTAATCGCCATCTTGACGAGATTAGGCCACTTGCTAAAGCTTGGCATAGATCTCCTGAGGGCTACGCTAAACACAGTGAAAACGCCCGAGCTATGTGGGCCAGCTATGTTGGGGAGGTTGGGCAATGCCAACACTGCGGGAACCAGTTCACAGCAAAAGCCATGGGCAGCACCGACAAATATTGCTCCAATAAGTGCAGATCAGCAGCGAGGCGGGCATCGGGCATTGATGATGAGCGCAGAGTGTGCCAAGAGTGCCAAGGCGACTTCACTTGCAACAAATACTCAAAGAGCAGATTTTGTTCTAGATCGTGTGCTTTGCGTTTCCGCCACAGGACAGCGAAACAAAGTGTATGACCTGACGGTCGATGATGCTGAGGAGTTCTTTGCTTCAAGCATCTTGGTTCACAACTGCCGTTACGCATTCGAGCCGCTAATTCAAAGCTCGATCGTGCCCATCGAGTCGAAGCGCCTGGGGCAAGAACGTACAGCGATGGGGGCCTTTGCCCAACGGCAACGATCGAGCCGATTTAGAAAGCGGTAGTGACGGCAAAGCGACCCTTAACCAAGGTCGCTTTGCCGTCACTATTCACAGCTCTTGGTTCGGAACACACGCACCGGCATTATATCAGAGGTCACCGAGTATCATAGACCTAAGTTCTTAGGTTTACGAATGGCTCGCCGCCGACTGCCACCCGCCGCTGACCTCGACAACAAAACCGCCGTCTTCGCCCAAGGCCGTGGCGGTGGGCTCACCCAAGAGGTAGCCAGCATCCAAGGTGGTAAGGACATCACCCGGCCCTACCTCGATACCCTGGGGAACCTGCTGCTACCTGAAGATGAGATCCTACTGCTGAAAGGTGGGCTGGGCTGGCGACGGCTTGAGGTGTACGAGCAGGTGCGGCAGAACGCCCAGGTGTTCAGCTGCCTTCAACAGCGATTCACCGCGGTAACCCAGGCCGAGTGGGACG